ACCTTTGCGTCGGTCATCCCGTGCGAACGGAAGGTAGACTCTCAGCCGATGGAGTCCATTGAAGAGGCCGTCGAGCGCCTGTTGACCGAATCCCTGGCCGCGCACGTCCGAGCCCGGCAGATGCGGCATGAGGGGAACAAAGCGAATGGCTCGCGGAACTGGAGCAAGCGGAATGACGACCTGACCCTGGCGCGTGACCTTCGGATGGAAGCGCACGCGATGGACCCGGCCCATGCCGCGCCATTCTGGGCGACCGAGAACCCCGGCCACGAGACGATGATGCTGTTCTACCAGCGCCAGTTGGGGAAGTGATGCTCCTGAAAACGAACGCCATCAGCCGGCAGGAGAAGTTGAAAGCGGACACGTTGTTCGCGGTCAACAACCTCATGAGCGGCATTGCCGGGCACACGCCGACGCTCCTGGCCGTCGTGGCCGGCGGGCCGATGGAGTGGCGGAACCGCTGCCAGGAGGTCACGAAGGGCCTGGCCATCGACGAACGGATCGCCGACCACATCTTCGCGTTCTTCTGTGACCAGGTGCGACGGAAGTTCGGGCGGGAGCGGACGGCCGGCCAGCTTCTCGATAGCCTGGTTGTCCACACGCCTCCGACGAAGAAAGAGATCGCGGAGTCGTGGAAGGTGGAATCGGCATCATCCGAGGAAGGGCGCCGGCATCTCTACGGGCGCGACGGTCATCCGGAGGAGCTGATCAAGCAGCTCGCGGACCAGGATCTTCACTGATGGGCAGAGACGCACGCATGAATCCGCGCGCCCCGTTCCGCGGCCACGTTGACCCTGGCGTCGAGAAGGCCCGGCTCGAAGTGGCGCCGCTGTCGGAGTTGTTCCGCGTCTTGTTTCGGCTCTGGGGCGAGCGCATCCGAGGGTGGTTCACCCGTGACTAGCCATCCAGGCCCCGTCATCCCGCCGGCTCCACCGAAACAGACGTTCAGCGTCAGAATCATCACGGCTGACCCGAATGGCAACCCGCATCCCGTCGGAACCGTCGTGCCCGTCGATGGGCAGCATTACCTCGTAGGCCCCGGGGGCGCGTTTCAGCGCGTGAAGGTCATCGAGGAAATCGGCAACCGCGTGCGATTCCGCACCATCGCGCACCTCAGCAAGGCCCAGAAGAAAGCGGCGAAGCGTCAACGTGCCGCGGCGAGGAACGCGCAGACGGCCCATGCGATTCGGATTGCCCGACGTCACCTGGCGTCATTGGAGTCCCATGCCTAGCCAGGAATGGACGAAGGACCGCATCGCGACGACCCTGAACCGCGACGACAGCGGCGACTATCAGGACGCGCTCCAGTCTCCGGAGAAGCATCGTGACGACCCCGATGCCGAGCGGAAGGCGAAGATCGTCGAGCAGGGACTTGAACGATTCAAGCTCATCCTCGAAGTCGAAGGCGACCAGCGCGATCGGGAAGTCGAAGATCTCAAGTTCGACCGGGCGTTCCCCGAGGACCAATGGCCCGCGGAGATTCTGAAGGCCAGGTCTGGCGGATTCGCTCCTGACGGGAGTGTCGTCCACGAACGTCCATGCCTCGTTATCCCCAAGCTCGATCAACCCGTCCAACAGGTCATCAACGAAGCGCGCAAGGCGAGGCTTGGCATCATCGTCAAGCCGAAGGGGGCCCGGTCCAACAAGGAAGGCGCCGCCATCCGCCAGGGCATGATTCGAGCGATTGAGAACGACTCCCGGGCGAACCTGGCGCGAATCTGGGCGCTTGAGCGCGCGGTCAAGTGCGGCCGCGGGGCCTATCGTGTCCTGAAAACCTACGCGAACGACGGCGATTTCGACCTCGATCTCGTCGTCAAGCGCATCAAGAACCAAGGGTGCGTCTACCTCGATCCCTACGCGCAGGAACCGGATTGGTCCGATGGGGAATTCGGGTTCATCACCGACGAGATGCCGGTCAGTGAGTATAAGCGCCTCTACGACCAGTCGGCCCTCGCCAGCATGGACGCGACCGAGTTGCAAAGTGTCTCAGACAAGGCGCCCCAGTGGGTCACAACCGGACCGGAAGGCACCATCCGCGTGTCGGAGTACTTCTATGTGGAGTACGAGAAGCGTACTCTCATCTTCGACGAACGCCAGGGGAAGTCTGTCCTTCTCCCGAAGGGCGCCCCAGTTCCGGAAGGCGTCACCCAGACGCGGCCCGTCGACAAGCGCATCGTCAAGTGGTGCGTCATCAACGCGCATGAGGTGCTAGACGAGGAGGACTGGGAAGGCCGCTACATCCCGATCGTGCCGGTCATCGGGAAGGAATACAACGTCGACGGTGCCTCCTGCTACAAGGGGGTCATCTCGAACGCGAAGGATTCTCAGCGGCTCTACAACTACGCCCGGTCGTCGCAGGCGCTCCGCTCGGGGCTCGAATCCCTGGCGCCGTGGGTCATGGCCGAGGGGCAGGACGAAGGGTACGAGGCCATGTGGGACGAGGCCAATACCCGCGCGTTCACGCGGTTGAAGTACAAACCGACCACGTTCGAAGGGCACCTCGTTCCGCCGCCCTCGCGCAACGACATCAGTTCGACGAACATCTCCGCCTCTGTGCTGATGGCGCGCGAGGCCGACGCGGACATCCAGGCGACGACCGGACGATTCAATCCGTCGCTTGGGAAGCAGGACGGCAATCGGTCGGGCAAGGCCATCAACGCCTTAAAGATGCAGGGCGAACAATCCTCGTCGAATTACCTCGAGAACCTGGCCAACATCTCGGTCACGCACGAAGCGCGTATCCTCTTGGACCTGTTCCCCTACGTCTACGACCGCCCGGGGCGCATCGTGCGCCTGATGGGAGACGAGCCCAAGGACGAACGCGAGGTCATGCTCCACGCGCCATTCATCGTAGGACCGCAGGGTCCGTTGTCGACGACGCCCGGCACGCCCGGGCTCATCTCGACGATTATGAACAAGATGAAGGGCGGGAAGCCCCCCGAACCGCCGAAGCTCTACGACCTTCGAGACGGGGAATACAGCGTGTCGGTGTCGATCGGCCAGGGATTCTCCAACCAGCAGGATGCCGAGAAGGCATTTGTTCTGGGCATCATCCAGGCCGCGCCGGCGATGGCGCCTTATCTCATCGACATCGCCTCCGAGTTGGAAGGGACGGGCATCGGCGAGCGCGTGAAGAAACGCCTCCAGAAGATCAACCCGCAGCTCGTCGAGGAAGAGGAAGGCGGGCCGCCGGCCATTCCGCCCCAGGTGCAACAGCAACTCCAGCAGCTCCAGCAGCAGAACCAGCAGATGCAGGCCGTCTTGCAGAAGTTCCAGTCGGGCGCCGCAGTCGAAGAGTCGAAGATCGCGGCGGCCAAGGTCATGAAGCAGATGGAGTTGGCCAGCCGGGAGCGTATCGAGGCCGCCAAGATCAAGGCGAACCTGACGTCGACGAACGCGACCCTCGGGTCGAAAGAAGCCGTCGCGACGATGGACAACGAGACGAAGCGTGGCACGACGGCGGCCACGCACCAGCACGAGTCGCGGTTGCGGGTGGTCGATGCGGAAGAGGACGAGCGCGCGGCGCTCCGAGACGCCGCCTTGCAACCCGCCTATCCGCCCGTCCAAGGGGAGCGCGAATTTACGCCCCCCGACGAGACGCCGATCTAAGTCGTGTTACCGTAACCGGGAGATTGCATGTCCGTACCCGCGCGCCCGAACGATTCGCATGAGTCCGCCTCGATGGCACAACTCCCGTCGACCGCCGAAGTCGACGGATGGGAAGTGGAATCCTCGTCGGCGATTCAGCCGTCCAACGCGGATCTCGCCGAACGTCTGGCCACCGAGCCCGTGTCGACGCCGGAACCCGAAGAGACGCCCGATCCCGTCGACGAGGATCACGACGATGCCACGCGCGAGTCCTTCTCGGGCAAGACGGAGGACGCCAGGGCGCCCAAGCGCAAGCGTCTGACCGCGGCCGAGCGCAAGGATGTGCTTCAGGCAGAGTTCAATGCGCTGACGCGGCAACGCGAAGAAGCGAAACGTCAGTTCGAGGCCGAAGAATCCGAACGGGCCCGCGTCCGCGCATCACGCGAGGCATCTCCGGCCACGCCCAAGACGCCCGAAGCGGCCGCGGCGGCTGAGCCCGTCGAGGGAGACCCCGACTGGGACAAGTACGAGGAAGAAGGCAAGACGTTCGCCCAGTATCAGAAGGACCACTCGGCCTGGTTGCGGAAAGTTGTCACCGCGGAAGCCGACGAACGCGCATCCAAAGCGGCCGACGCCCGCATCTCGGCCGAGCGGTCCCGCGCCGATGCCGTGGCGCACGTCGCCCGGCAGGAGGTGCGCATCGAGGCCGCCAAAGCCAAGTACCCCGACTTCGAAGAGAAGATCGAAGCCAACCTCGCCGACGTCAGCCAGACTCCGTTCATGGCCGCCGTCGTGCGCAACCATGCGGCCGGCTTCGACTTGCTCTATCACCTGGCGGATCATCCCGCCGAAGCGCAGATCCTCTCCACACTCCAGATGACCCGTCCCATGATGGATGTCGTCAAGGAGTCGCCCGATCCGACGGCGATCCTCTCGTTCTGGGCGAACAACCCAAACGAACACGCTCGGATTGCGGCGCTCGATCCCGTCTCCGCCTTACTGGCGCTCGGTCGTCTGTCGGCTGAATTGTCCTCGCCGGGTGCGAACACCGGCTCGCCCGCGCGGACACGTCCCATGACATCAGCGAAACCGCCTATCCGGCCAGTAGGCGCGACGCGATCGGCTTCCGCCAGTCGCGATGACGACGATCTCGAGTTCGGTCCGGAGTACGTCCGACGCGAAATCGAGCGCCAGCGTGCGTCTGCGCGGTAGCCATAGCTTGACCTGCCAGGGGGCAGGACACTATGCCCGCAAATACTCTCGTCAACCCGACCTGGGTGATGAAGCAGATCGGCGTGCGCCTCGTGAACAACCTGAGGTTCTCGAACAACGCCGATCGTTCATACTCGGATGAGTTCAAACAGGCCGGCGCGAAGGTCGGCTACACCGTCAACGCTCGACTCCCGCAGCGGTATCAGGTGACGAAGGGCCAGGCCCTCAACCCGACGCCGATCATCGACAACATCGTGCCGATCACGCTGA